GTCTACCCAGGTATTATATGTTTTAAGTTTTATTTGGTTTAGTCCTAATTCTTTTATACGATTTATGACCTTATGTTGAGCACCTTGACCATAGAAGGTTTCCCATATTCTATCATTGGCCCATTGTCCTTCCTTGATAGGATGCCAACCTGTCGTAAGAAGATAAAATTCTGCATAGGGTGACCAAGATACATATAGTCCGATACCTCCACTTGATTCGTGCATGACTTCCCAGATGTCTACATCTTCTATAGTCATTTCTCTATCATAGGACCATTTAGTTTTTGGCGGTAAAATTAGTTCATCTGAATCCATCCAGTTAGGATCAAAAACTTCATCCTGATCTGGTCGGATCATTATATTATATGTTGATTTAAATTGTGGCATTTTTGTTTATCTCCCCGTAGAGTTGATCCGGAAGGTCTACACCAACGTTCCAAGACACTATTGTTTTTCTTTCTTTAGACTTATTTATAGGTGCTTTATGTAATGTAAAACTAGGAAAAAACACAGTATCTCCCTCATTTACATCTAGTTCTATTATTTGTGTTTGATTGTAAGGACTTATTATTTGGGTCCTAGGAGTTGATTTAGGTAATTCTACATAATATACATTTGTGAAGTTATCTGCATGAACATGCCAACCGTGTTGACTATTTTCGTAGTATTGTTGGAACCAAAGTTGGCTAACCGAAAAATAACTATAGCCACAGGATTTATACTGTTCTAGCATATGATCCATTAGGTCCTTCCACAAATATTTTACCCATTTGCGTGTCTCAAAATTTCTACAATGATTCCAGTCAGTTTTGGAAATATCCGTTTCGGTATCCAGTGAAACTTGATCAGTGTATTCGGCCTGATCTATCAATTTAAGTAATTCATACTTAAGATCATCATGTTTTGCAAATCGTTCAATAGAATAAAAAGCGTCTAAACTGTATTTCATGCTATTATTTATAGCATGAAAACAGTCTTTAATAAATTATTGGACGTATTAGACTGTGTATCTAACAATAACGAGACCGCTACCACCGTCGCCGCCAGCGCCGTCTGGTGAATATCCACCACCACCGCCACCTGATCCACGGTTTCCTGAAGCACTTCCGCCTCTACCACTGTTTGATCTTCCAGATCCAGCATTAGCACCACCGCCTGATGAGTTACAGCCGTTAGCACCGCCACCACCACCACCTGCGTATGCCTGTGACGATCCGCTGAATGAATTATTTGTTGATGATCCACCGTTCTGGCCTGGTGCAGAGCCACCTGCTCCTCCACCGCCGCCGCCGCGTCTATAACCACCACAACCTCCAGCATTACCTGGATGTCCGTTGTTACCCTGTCCTGATGTTCGTGATCCTGATCCTGTTCCGTTTGTGGATCCACCACCTGAGCTTCCTCCAGGTTGTCCACCACCACCGTCCCAACTTGCACCACCGCCACCACGTGTGGATGATGTGCCTCCAAAGGACGAACCATTACCATTTTGTGATGCTGATCTACCTCTTGATGGGCTTCCTGGACCACCATTTCCTACTGATGTTGAAGTTGATCCACTTCCTACAGCACCTGCTCCTGTTTGATAGCCGCCGGCACCACCACCGCCGCCCATGCAAAGGCCTCCGCCTCCGCCTCCAGCAAGAACAAAATATTCAATATCAAGTGTTGCAGCCTGTAGTCCTAAAACTCCTTCTGGCTGTTTGTTGGCAAGTGATTTAACTACAAATTCGCTTTCACCAGGGGTTGTGAACATGTGTATTCTATATCCGCCTGCTGTAAATATTTGATCACCGCCTGAAATTTCAAACTTTTCAAGTGTTGGTGTTGAATCAGGATTTTTAACTTCCCAATTTTTCCTAATACTATTAATAAATGGCATTGTTTTTCTCCTGTATTCTTAATTATCCTACCACAAACGAACTTGATCCGCTCGTGTATGTATGTATTGTATAGCCGCCGCCCGTGCTGACCGATCCACCCGAAGCACTCGCTGCTTTAGGAACATCAACCACTAACCAAGTGTTTGCTGCTCTCTTTCTTACATAAAATTCTTCACCCTGAGCAACAGTTCCTACTTTATTAATCGTTACACCGCCTTCAACAGCAAGAGTTACAGCACCTGCACCCTGTCTATAAATGTATATAAATGCTCCAATAGGAAAGTTATAGGTGCTATCAGCCGGAATTGTAACAGTAGCACTGGAAGCAGTATTCATGTTAACAACCTTTGCTTGGTCAGCAGCCGCCAGTGTATGGGATGCTGTATAGGTATTTTCTTCTCTTAGAGAATCCACCGTGCCATTGACTACCATGGCATCGGATGTCAGTGTTCCTGTTGATGGAGTGTATGTTAATTTTGTTGAGCTTGTTCTTACGTTCAGCAACGTTCCTGAAGTTGATGTTCCAAAAATTAAATAATTTGATCCCGAATCTGAAGTATTATCAGTAATTTGTGCACCTGTTGTAACCCAACTTAGCGTGCCAGATCCATTTGATACCAGTGATTGATTTGCTTCTGTGGCATCCGCATCTGGAAGTGTCCATGTTATGTTCGAACCTATAGTTGCTGGTGCTTGGAATGCTACCCAGTTACTTGAATCCGAATCAGCAAATCTTAGATCGCTTTGACCATTCATCTGCTGGTTACCTATAACCTCAAAAATGGCTGTGCCTAAAGGTTCAATCTTGATATTATCATTTTCCTTGGCGGTAATTGTGTTTTCTTCTTCAACTAGAATACCCCCTGCAAGTATTCCCCCCGCTCTTCCTGTTGCTATACGTCTTGCCATTTTATATTTTCCTATTCATCAATTACGCTGTTGATGTTTCTATTCCCATTGCAACTGCTGATACACCCGTATCACTGCAATAAATTGAAATTAGTCTACCAGCCTCCATTACTAATCCCGTTCTTTCTAAAACCCCGTTTGGTGATAGTTGAACTTCGTATTCAACAAAGTCAGCATCGTTTGGTGCTGAAGGTGTTGCTGTGTTAGTAACTGCTACTCTTACAGTTTTGTTAGTCGCTGTTCTGTTTAAAACACTAAGCGTAACAACACTGAAAGTGTCAGCAGGAACAGTATACACCGTTTCATACGTAGTTGCTGCGCAATCTAATGTTCCTAATACTCCTGTAGCCATTTTATTTGTTCTCCATTGTTATTTATGTCAAAAAGTAGTTAAATGCTAGTGGATATCCTGTTACACCACTTTGGAAGTTAAATGTAGCCTTCATGTCTATACTTGCTCCAGTTGTGGTTGTAATCTGATTATTATTAATCAGGATAAATCCAGCAGTTACACTATTTACGTTAAGTGCAGCACCACCGCCACCAATTTGTGAACTAATGTATGCTTTAATTGCTCGTTGTGTAGGAACAATATTGTCACTATTTTCAGTAAAGAACGGATCTGTTGAGAATTCCGTTACGCTTGCTGAATTTCCTCCAAGTGTAACTTCACCTAGTGTAAGTTCCTGAAGTCCTGAAATATTAAATGCATCAGCATTCAACGTTGCAACACCAGTTGACTGTTCAATAGTAAACAGCTCACCAACTCTAAAGTTACCATCTTGGTCTGTGGATGTATAGAATACTCTACCACTGTTACTTTCTACTGTTTCCTGAGATTGAACAGGAAGTTGTGTAGGTGTTCCAGGATAGTTGGTTTCTGTAAAGTTACCCGTTCCAATGTCCAAGAAGTCGTGTCCTGTTAATCTAACTTGTGAGTATCTAATTCTCATAGTTACTGATGTAGCATTTGGTGCGCTATCAAATACAGTAACATCCGGCGCTACCTGTAAGAACGCTGTGTATGATCCATCATATGATCCTAGCAATGATAAAACCTGAACTAGTTTGAATGTTCTGCTAGGTAAGTGTCCAAACACAACATTTGATCCTACCGGTGGAATTGCAGTTAATCTTCTTACAGCAATAAACGATCCTGATTGGAAGAAGTTTGCGTAACCATCCCCACTGTCTACTGCTGCACTTCCTGAAACATATCCAACACCTCTGTTGGTCCATGAAGGATTAGCAAGAACACCTTTAAAGATTCTTATAGATGTTGGCGCTTCAAAAGTATTATTAGGATCAGTAATAGTTATAGTAGGTGCTGTAGATGTATAACCTGATCCAGGCTCAGTTATTCTGATAGCAAATATCTTGTTAGTTGCAACAAATGCACGCCCTACTGTCGTTGCTCCAGTTCTAGTATCACTTGCAATATCAGTGGTTGTTCTACCTATTGAAATAAATTTACCTACTTGTTGTGGATTACCAAATGCACTTGCTACGAAACCATTTGCTGCTGTGCTTAATGTTCTAGCAGTCCATACAATGCCATCTGGTGATGTAGCAGCAGCATTTGTTGCTGTAACTGCTAAGAATACACCTTGACCGTATTCAACATGTTGCCATGCACCTGTTGAAGGTAATGTTGTCTCAGTCCAGTTTACGCCGCCATCGATTGAATATGCTGCCTTGGTTCCGTTAGTTGAGGATACTGCAACAAATCTGTTATTACCCCAAGTTACGCTACCCCATTGTGAAGAACTTAATCCTGTTCCAGCCGTCCATGTAGCACCATTGTCTGCTGAATAAGCAACAGCATTAGTATTTGATACTGCTACCCAATATCCGCCGCCATATGCTACTGACACCCATGTAGTTGAACTAGGTAAATTAGATGCTGTTGCAGTCCATGTTACTCCACCATCTAATGTAATTGCTGCTTCGTTGGATCCTGATTTAACAGCCATCCATCTACCTGCACCATATCCAACTGCATTCCATGATCCAGTTGTAGGCAAGTTTCCACCTGCTGTCCAAGTTGCTCCGCCATCTTCTGAAAATGCTGTATCATCAACACCTGTTCCGCCTGCGATAGCAATTATTCTTGCAGCATTAGGTGTTGCTTTACCCTGTGTCGATGTAAATGTTCCTACACCTGTTGAAACGAATGTTGTTCCTGCAACGATTGAGCTAGATCCTATTGCTGCCCAAGGTGTATCACCAGTTTCAGTAATAGTGTATGATCTACCAACCACAAAGTTTCCAGCAGTTTCTTCTAGCATTAATCTTCCGCCTGCAATGCTAGTCCAAGTAGTGGATGCAGGTAATGTTGTAACAGCATTCCATGTTGTTCCATCTACGCTGGTATTTACTGTGCTTCCAGTTGCACTAGGCAATGCAACAAAGTTTCCGCCAGCGGCAGTTCCTTCTTGATCAAATGCTAAAATTGCACCGTTTGATGAATTAATACTCGTTATGGTTATTGTAATATCATTAGTGCTAGTTATACCACCTAAATTTGCTCCGTCTATCGTTATTGTATCAAGTCTTGCATAACCTGTTCCGCCTTGGTCTAGTCTTATTAGATATTTTGTTCCTTTCTTCGTGATATCAAATGTAGCACCAGAACCACTGCCACTTGTAGAATCTTGTGTCGTATTTTCGAAACTTTCATATATTCCAGCATAGGTTATGCCTGCCCAATCAGTTGAAGTTGCAAGTGTTTTTGCAGTTGAACTAAATGGAGGAGCAGTAAACTGAACTCTAGGTTCAACAGTATAGGTTGTCGAAGCATCAGGAGCCAATATTGCAGTTCCTGCAACAATATGATCCCATCCTGCAGCCCCAGTTGAAGGTTTAGTTACTGTTGCAATTTTAGTTCCTGAATTATAAGTTGCGACAATACCTTCCTGACCAACACCAGTTCCACCTGTTAAGAATACTCTCATTCCAACATATGCACTGCTTGGTTCAGCATCTGTTGCAGCAAGAGTAATTTGAGTTGTAGTTCCGCCCTGTGCCGTGTTTGAATTAGTGATGTATCCAAATCCACCAAAGTTTCCTTCCGCTTCTGGAGCAGTGGTAGAATCATCTACATTATCAAGTAATCTTACTTCAGCAACAGCATCGTCTCTAAATTCTTTATCCTGTTCAGCAGCAGCATTAATTCCTGCGCCAAATAATCCCCAATTAACTTCAGTATATTCCTTACCAGCATTATCAAATTCAAATTGATAAAATTCTTGTGCACCGTCAGTGATTGCGCTACCGACTGTTGCTTTATACTGTAGTTCGTTATCAACAATTGCAGTATTAGGTGTTTCTGTAGCATCAAATCCTTCCGCTACTGAACCAAAGTCACCATATGAGTTGTTACCATTAGTTCCTCTAATTCTTCCACCTTCAGTTGATAGATAACCAATGTGTGAGTAGTATGTAAACACTGACACAAGCTCTGCTCTACCATTGTTTGCTACCCAAGCACCAATACCATCACTGATGACCTGCGTAAAGTCGTTGGACACGATCGAATCGTTACCACCGTTGTGTAGTGCGCCATCAATTTTCTGACCGATTGCGGCATAACCAAACGTTGTATTGTTCTGAACGTATGGTGATCTCGAAATGATCCAAGTTCTAAAGTCATCTGGTCCCCAACCTGGATCCAACGAACAGTATGCACCCGCCGAAACTCTTGAAGTTCCATATTCGTTCGCAGGAAGTAGACTACCGTTTAGTCCATCCATTGTTTGGTTTCTAATACCTGTTCCGTTTCTTAAGTAGTAGAAATCTTCTTCCTGTGAACCAAGAACTGCATTTGCATAGTATCTTGCAACATATCTTGATTTGTAGTTAGAAGTCCATTGTAGGTCCCATTTAAGTGCATCAATGTAAGTATCTACATCTCTAGCACACAATGCTGAATCATAAACTAGTTCAACTGACATAGAGCCACTTGCAGTTGACAGTGTCACTGCGGTAATTGCATTTCTAGTTGTTGCAATTTTAAATGTAGTTGCATCTATAACATCCTGAACATAATAAGTTGTTCCTGCTTCAATTCCACCAAATACAGTTCCTGTAAATTTAATTGCAGAATTTCTAATTAGCCAACTTGTGTCACTGATTGTAATAACATCAGTTGATACTGTTGTATTTGTGGCAGTATCGCTAAATGTTGAATCAACATAAGTTGCAATTTCTGCTTTTATAAATGCTCTGTTCTGTTCTAGTTTTAATCTAGCCCAATCTCTAACACGCAATTCTGTTTGACACACTTCTCCTTCGTTTGTTGCGCCAAAGAAAATTGTATCCAGTTTATCCATTAGGGAGGCTACTCTTGATGCCGCTGTCGCATCACTGTTTAAGTATGTGGCTGTATCATCGGCGATAACCTGTGCCAAATATTTAAATGATGCTCTAGTTGCTGCCTTTTGTCCTAGAGTGTAAACATCACTAGCGGTGCTTCTCAAGTATGAAAGACCAGCAATGTGTGTTGCAAAGTTTGTAAAATCATCGCTGGCAGCGTTTCCTAGCATAAAGTCAAACATAACTGCTTCTAGAATTAATCTAGTATCTCTCTTACACTTCGCATCATCATACACAAGTGTAGGATAGTTGGTTGAAATATATGTGTCAACTAATGTTACAAGGGCCTCTTGCTGTGCATCTAAGGTCTCTGCAGCGGTGATCAATGCAGTTGTTGAACTTACAGCATTCGTAACTGCTGGATAGTCTTCCTTGTGTGCTGGAAGAGTCAAGCCCGAACCGTCCACAAGTGTAAATGTTGAACCACCGAATGTTTCACTTATTGTGAATGTATCACTTGCTGGTGTTGAAATAATCCAGTATTTTGTGTTTGCTACTAAATTTTTATCACTTTCCAAAGGAATTATAGCATCGCCAACCTGCAATCCGTGTGCTGACATTGTTGTTACCACATTAGATGCAATTGTTGTGATTGTTACATTTGGTAAATCTGCACCTGTTGAGTCACCTGCTAGTGTGTTTAACACAATTTGAAAGTTATCTTCTACAAATGTTGCTGCTGTTCCACCTGCATCTGTATTTCTAAACTGTGGAATATCATCCTGTAGTGGATCTACGGAAGTATTTCTAACTACTTGTCCTAAAATAGTTTTAAGATATTCATATGATGCAATTGTTTGAGTTACTGTTCCTGACGATAATGCACTGTCAGAGCCAGTTCCATCCCAGTATGCCTTGGCTGCATTTAAAGTTTGATAATGTCCGCCGTATGTCAAATCGTAACTTAAAGCATCAATTATATAACCGATATCTTGTTTACATTTTGTTTTATTGTATTTGAAATCAGGATATGTATCAGTAATAAATGCTACAATTTGTTCTTGGAAAAACTTTTTATTTTCCAGAATATTCTTTTTAGCAGTTCCGTATCCAACTAGATAAGAACTATTATATCCAACGGGCTCAGTAAGTGTAGTTGTATGTTTTGTTCCAAGTCTAAAATCTACCTGTTCCTTCATTACATCTACAAGTTTCTTAACTAGTGGACCAGTCTCTGCATCATCTGCAACCGGCCACGTTTGATCTTGATCTGTTGTATTTCCAGGTGTAGGTGTAACAGTCGTTCCTGAAACAACATCGCCTATAATTGCACTCAGTCTTTCGAATGTATCAACAGTGTAGAAAGAATCACTTATGTTAACATTTCTATCTGAGGCTGCTGCTGCTCTAACATTTGTAGAACGAACTTCGTCACCTAAAATAACTGTTTCTGCAGGAACAATGATAGGTAATACTTCTTTATACTGTCCTGCTTTTACATTAATTACGACATTAGGAACTATTCTTTCCGGAATAGCACTTGTGTCGCCTGCCGTAACTGTATCCGTTACAATTTTTAATAATGATGAAATTGTTGTGGTTACTCCTGTTTCAGCAGTGTAATCATCATCAATATACTGTGCTGCAACTGCTGTTGAATCACTAGCATCTTGGTATGCAACTGCTGGTGCTTCGTTTGCTAATACATTACCTATAATAGTTTCTAGATACGCATATGCAGCAACAGATTGTGCCGCTTCATTGCCTAATCCGCTACCATACACTCTATTCTCGGATGCGTCTGAAAATTCGCCATCTGCACTAAATCCTTGCACAAATGATAGTGCGGCTGCTCTCATTTTTAAATTGCCGCCATGTCCTATATCCCATATTAATCTATCAACAATATATCCAACATCTCTTTCACATTTAAAATCGTCATATGTAAATCCTGACCAAATGCCAGTTCCTGCTGCTACTTGTGCTTCAATCCAACTAGAAGTTTCTCTTTGTAGGAAAACTCTGTTCATTTCTAATAGGCGTTGTGCATTAGGATTTCTTGGTCCTTTTTCTACCTGTTCACACGCATATCTAATGGTAGCGAATGGTCTATCCAGTGTTGATCCATAATCTGGATTTGGAAGGTCAACACCATTTGGCGCTACATAGTAAACTTGATCTACTAATCCTAGTGTTGCCCACTCTGGTTTTGTTCCGTCGGAAACTAAAACCTGACCTGTTTTACCTATTGGTAATCTTGTTGGACCTGCTCCAGAATAGTATACAAGGTCACCCACTGTGGTTAATACAGAAGTATCATTACCTATTGATAAAACATTCCAATAAGTTCCTGATATATCTTGATCTGGTCTTGAATTTGATGCTCCGCCGCCTTCTGCGCCTATGGTTGAACCGTCATCACCTTCTGATCTGTGAGCGTTTATACAAATGTATGCATTGTCTCCAAATCTTACCGCATCGCCTAGTTTATATTCTGTATCGTCTGACCATACTCCTTGCCATGCTATGCCGCTGTTTAATTTGTTCCAGTAAGCAGCATTAGGAGGCATTCCTGATGCAATAGCGGTCATCGAACCTGTTGCTGTTGTTGGTGTAAATGTTGACCCACCAATTTCTGCTAATATCTTAAAAGTAGTAGCACTGTCAACTGATTCAATAAAATACGTTGCACCTGCTAATACATTTCCAAATGTTGTTCCGGAAAAAGTAATTTGCTGTCCAGAAACTAGTCCAGTTGTATCGGCAGTTACAAAAATTTGTCCACCAGCATCACTAGATGTAACAGTGATAGATGTGCTTGGAGAATCTGCTATACAAATATATGTATAGCCTCTTTGACTAACAACCTGTCCTACTTTATAACTAGTTGCATTACTCCATTCACTCTGCCAATCAAATCCTTCTGATAGTAAATCCCAATTTGCAGATGACGTAGAAGGTGTTTCGCCTGTGTTGTTTGTTTTCGCAACATATTGATTACCACCATAGGTTACAATATCACCTATTTGGTATGCAGTTGCGACACTCCAGTCACCTTCATATTCAACACCTTCAACAAATTGATCCCAATAACTTGCAGTAACATCGGCTGGAAAATCTGCTGTAGCGGTGTGTTCTTGTATACAGATCCATAGTCCGGATCCTCTTTTCACTACATCATTTAGTTTATATCTTGTTGCCGTTACCCAGTCGTTTTTATATTCTAATCCAGGATTCCATGTGTGCCAATAACTTGACTGTGTTTCTAATCCATCTGCTACCGTTGCTGCAGATGTGTGTCCTGTTTTACAAACGTAGGTATAACCACCATATCTAACAATATCATTTACTTTGTATCTTGTTAATACAGTCCAGTCTTCTTTCCAATCAAAACCTTCAGCATACAAATCCCATTTTGCCTGATCTGCTTCTAGACCTGTTGTTGTTTCTGCGCCAGCCAGGCTACCACCAATTGCTGAATTGGAAGTGTGTGCTGTGTTAGCAATATATAACTGTCCGCCATATTTTACAACATCACTTTGTTTGTATGAAGTAGAAGTTGACCAATCACCCTTCCATTCTTGGCCATCGCTCATTTGATTCCATCTAGTAGGGGAATAACTTAAATCAGTGTAAAAATCACTGTCAGAGGTATGACCTACAGCACAAATATACGTGCGGCCGCCATATCTTATCACATCATCAATAAAATATTCAGTTGAACCGGACCAGTCGCCCTTCCAAACAAATCTAATTCTACCTAGTTTAAACTCTGCCATTTTCTTTTCCGTTTGTTATGTTATATTTATTCAAATTACTCATAGTTGCTATTATACCCCTGTATTGAATGATTTGAAGAACATGGTCTGTGCCAGGATACTGCCCTTGATACCTGCTTCTGCTCCTTCAAATTTCATTAGTTTTGGAAAATTATTTCTAATTCCTGCCACGTTGTTTATTTCTCCAGGACCCACCTTAACGGTTCCTGCTATGAAACTTGCTGTTAGTAGGTCTGATCCACCAACATTTAATCTATTTTGTAGATATGATTTAATTGCTCTTTGAGTAGGAATAACATTGTTTGAATCCTGTGTGAACAATGGATCCGTTGAAAACTCTCTAACAACAGTTCCTGATCCACCTAGCCTTACACCACCCAGTGCAAGTTCTGTCAATCCTTGGAAATCAAAGAAATCTGCACTAATTGTTACAATACCAGTTGCTTGTTCAACCGCAAATAATTCTCCACAACGGAAGTTACCGTTTTGGTCTGTAGATGTATAGAATACTCTTCCGCCATCTGTTTCATAAACTTCGTTTTCTGGAGCGTATGTAAATGCTCTACCTTCCGAATAAATGTCAGGGTAATTAGTTTCTGTAAAGTTACCAGTTCCTACATCAAGGAAGTCGTGACCTGTAATTCTAACCTGTGAATATCTTTCTCTTATTTCTATTTGAGAAGTATTTTCGAAGAAATCATTTAAATCAACCTTAGGAGATACCCTAAATGTTGCAGTAAGTGTTCCGTCTGGTGCTGGATTTGGGTCTTCATTTAATACTGCCTGAACTGTGAAGAATCTATCAGTTTCACCTCTAAATCTAAACTGTGCTCCAGGTCCAGGAATTAATTCAAGACCACTTACAGTAACATTTTGACCGTTTGGTATTATATCTGCAAATCCATCGCCTAGAACTTCTACGGTAGTTGAACTGGTTCTGTATCCTTGACCTCTGTTTACCCAACCAGGTTGTGCTAGAACAGCATCACCCTTTCTAATTTCAACATACGCATCAATTGTGTTGCCTGGATCATCTATTGTTAGTGTTGGTCCACCGGTAATATAACCACTACCTGGTTCCCATAATCTAACTGTCTTAAGATTTCCGCCTTCAGTAATTATTCTTCCTCTTGTGGTGCATCCCGTGTATACTTTTTGTCCTATGTTTGAAGAACCTTCAGTAAGCACGATCCAAGTTCCTGTGCTGTTAGATTGTGTAGTTGAGTCTCCAAGTGTTATATCAGGATTTCCAAATCCTACAGCACCATAATCGCCTGCTGTTTCTAGTTCCTTGGATTCCCAATAATTGCCACCATATGAAGTAGCAACAAATGTTGATTCTGCAGCAGCAGGATCTGCTGCTATTTCTCTTTCTCCCGTAGATCCAACGGCAAAGAATACTCCTTGGCCATATCTAATCTTTTTCCAGAAGTGTGCGGTTGAACCATCCTGCGTAGGCATAGTTGCTGGATACCAATTATCTGAATCTAAACTGTAGGCAACGTCGCCTGTGCTTGATACTGCCACCCATCTATTATTTCCATATGCAATGCTCTGCCAATCTTTCACTGAAGAGTCAGCAATAACATCCATGATTGTGGTATTCCAACTCCAGGTGTCAGTAGTTGAATTATATTCTCCTACTGCTGCAAAGTTACCGCTGTTACAAACTGCAACAAACTTTCCTTTTCCGTATGCAACATCTACCCACTGATTGAATGAGCTGTCACCTATGTCAGGAAGTGTAGTCTGGCTCCATGTTACACCACCGTCCGTGCTGTAAACTGCCTTGTCTCCATCTTCTGCAACTGCAAGGAACACCCCTCTTTCGCCGTATGCTCCTCCAAAGTCTCCAAAAGTTATTCCTGTCCATTGTCCGGTAACTGGTAATGTTCTTGCTGAGAACCCTGTTCCAGTTGATGAATTTGCTGCTTGGTCTGATCCTTTTCTAATTACAACAAACCTATTATTTCCTGCTGCCGCATGCGTCACTCCTGTTCCTGTTGGTAATGTAGAGGTTTCCCAAGTTTCTCCGTCTAAGGAATACACAAATGCATTACTAGTCAAGCCAGTTCCAACGAATCTTCCACTCTGTGCCGTTCCTACGTAATCCCATGTAACAATGCTGTTTGTGCTATCATCACTGACTGTTCTAACTGTAATTACAATATCGTGCTCATCATCGACACCGCCTACCTCTGAACCTTTTATAACAAGTTCTTGCCCTGCGGCATATCCTGCTCCTGCTTCAACTATTGTTACTTCGTATTTTCTACCAATCTTAGATACATTGAATGTTGCAGCAACTGGAGTTACATCTATTGTTTCTCCCGTTCCAGCAGCACCAGCAACGTTATTATATGTTTCTTGTGTTTCACCATATACTACATCGTTCCATGACTGTGTTATAGGAAGTGTTATGTTGGTAGTAGAAAAGCCTGGATCAGAAAAAATAGGTCTTGGTTCAAATCTATATGTATTATCTGTAAATAATTGTTCTTGGATCGGTGTTCCTGGAATTATGTGATCCCAGCCTGGCTGATTATCTGTTTCTCTAGAAACACTACAAACCTTAGAAATAGGATTATACGCTGTAACATAACCATACTGTCCTGCTCCTTTTCCAGAAGTGATTATTAACCTAAGCGTGAGGATGTCTGCTTCCTCACTGTTGTCATTGGTGGCCAATGTCAACGTTGTAGGCGTTCCTACCTGTGCATTATTACCTAAAGTAGTATACCCGCCTGCACCTTCTGTTCCTCCTGGATCGCCCGGCGCATTTTTAACCAATGCTTGGAAAACTGCATCGTCTCTAATTTCTTCATGAACTACGCTGGCATTAACACCTGCTCCTTGAAATATATAATCTGCTTGTGAATAATTTTCACCCGCATGTGAATATTCTAGTATCAATATTTCATCGTTTACTTCGCCTGCAAATGCAGAATCCACTTTTGCATCTTCGGTTCTGGTGTTTACCTCGGCAAATTTAGGTGTTTCTGTTGGGTCGTTACCATCTGCTACTGAACCATAATCACCGTAGGAAGAGTTACCGTTTGTAGCACGAATCACTCCACCTCTTTCGGCAAACATACCAATTTGTGCATAGTATGTGAAAACTGATACAAGTTCAGCCCTACCGTTATTTAATACCCATGCTCCAATACCGTCACTACACACCTGCGTAAAGTCATTGGATACTATTGATTTATTACCGCCGTTGTGTAGTGATCCATCAATCTTCTGTCCAACACAGTTATCACCAAAAGTAGTTACGTTTTGTATGTATGGAGAGCGTGTGGTAATCCATGTTTTATTATCATCTGGACCCCAGCCTGGATCCAATGAAACAAATGCTCCACCCGTTGGTCTTCTATATAATTCAAAAACATTAGGCGGATTAAGGGTTCCATTTAATCCTTTGGTTGTCATGTCTCTAACGCCTGTAGAATTTCTACAGTAGAACATGTCATCAAGTTCACTTCCTTGAACAGTATTAGTATATCTTCTTGCTTCGTATAGTGATTTATAGTTTCCAGTCCAATATATATCATATACAAACGCATCAACTAAATTAAGCATATTCGCATTAACTAATGCACAAAGTTCAGCAGTATATTCTGGATGTGTAAGTGAAATGAATTTTTCTATTTCAGTTGCTATAAATTGTTTATTTCTTTCTAAAATAATTCTAGCATTTCTAATAACTAAGCCAGTATCCGCAGTGTTTGTTCCAGTAACTGTTGGGTCTGAACCCGTTGACGCTATTCTAAAATTAATGTATGCAATTATATCTTGAATTTTGTCCTGTATTGATACAGGAGTTGCATCGTCTACAAAATCATCAAATATTTCATCACCAGAGATATCATCATCACCAACGTATCGAGGAGGATCAAAACTCACAGGAGTTAACCCTTCAGTAGATATATTTTGTGTAACCGTATTTCCTGGAGTTGGGGTTATGGCAGTTAATTTTAAAACATTCTGAATAATGTCACTAAAATGATCAAGAGCATCTAGTCTTATAGCCAGATCCGATGTTGGCAAAAGAGATTTATTAGGTCTTACGGTTGTTGATCTTAGTTCGGCTCCTTGAACTGCTGTGCCTGCTGGAATTATTATAGGTAACACCTCGTCATAAATTCCTGCTGCTACAAAAATTTTTGTTAAAGTTGTTTCTGATCTTTTTTCGACCTGTTCGCACGCAAATTTAACCGTTTTGTAAGGTTTAAAAGGATTTATTCCTCTATTAGAATCAAAGTGGTCGTCAACACCATCAGGTGCTACATAAACAAATTTTGCAATATTACCCCATGTGTTATATCCAACACTGCCTGATGCTTCTACTTGAACAACTTGATCATCCAATCCAATCTCAACATTAGTTGGTCCTAGAGTGGATCCGTCGCCTGCATCTCTTCTTGAAAGATCATATGTTAATAAATCACCCTGCTTTCTTAAACCTACATTATCTCCGGCAAGTAAAACTAAATCCCAGAACGTAAATCCTGAACCGTTGTCGCCTGGATAATTGTCATTCGAAGATTCATGATACGTGTTACATCTATAAACGCTTCCAATAAAATCAACCAAATCACCAATTTCATATTCATTACCAGCGTCCCAAGAAGATTTCCAATCTGAACCTTTTACTACCAGTTCCCAGTTTGATGCATCAAGATAATCGAGGGTTGATCCGTCTGCTGTAACATCCGTGTCCAAAAGTGCAACGTAGAGATTTCCACCTCTTCTTACTAGATCTCCAGTCTTGTATGATTCATCCGCTGACCAATCACCTCTGAGGTTAGTTGCCTTGATAATTACCGACCATTCAGGTGCAGGATTTGGATCTGCTATAAATGATAAAGATGGATTAGCATTAACGTTTGTTATGTTTGCTCTATAGGTATAACCACCGTGTCTTACTACATCGCCTTCTGCGTAGTAAACATTTTCTGCCCAAGACCCGTTAAAACTATTTCCTGGAAATTCTATTACAAAATTTTCAATGGATAGACTTGCTCCTGAAGTATGTCCTGCGGTGCATCTAAATATTGATCCACCATACTTAACTAGATCATTTTTTCTATATCTTGTTGATGTCGCCCAGTCTCCGGCATAAGAAATTCCTTCATAATAAACTTCCCACAACTCTCCCGAACTATCATCAACCAAATCATAGTTTCCAACTTCTATTCCATCTGTTACAGTTCCACTAGTGTGTTCTACTATACATCTATAAAGTATTCCGTTGTATTGAACAACATCTCCAACTCCATATCTAGTGTCAGCCTGCCATGCTTCTTCCCATGCTATTGATGAAATATAGTCTGCTGTTTTTGCTGCGTTTGCAGAAAATGTAGATCCTGATGTGTGTCCAACGTTTACAATGTATAATACACCGCCGTATAAAATTAAATCTCCTTCTGCGTATACTGTCGATTGTGCCCATTCTCCTCTAAAAGCACGACCTTCGGTCATTTTTATCCATGCTGGAGTAAAGTCTGAATCACCTGGATTCGCAAGATATTCTTGGTCAGTCTGGAACACACTTGAAGTGTGTTTTCTTACACATATCCATGTAGTGCCGCCATATCTTACAACATCATCTTTGTTATATGATGCAGATGCACTCCATGTGTTTCTCCAAGTATATCTAATTCTGCTTATTTTATATTCAGCCATTATCTTTATCCATTGCTAGAATTACCCGTTGGGTATTCATAATTTTGATTAATTCTTTGAACTAGCATTCCTTCATTATCTACATAGTAGAGTATGCTTCTGTTATCCCATCTGTATTGAGTGTAATACATGTTATTGTATTCTTTTTCATGATCAGCACGTATTCCCTCAAAATAATCTATCCCTGGCTCAAAATCTTCAAATGTTTCTGATGGCGGACCAGGTAAATTTATATCAACACTATCCTTGTCAACAAGGTTGTCAACTCTTCTAAGAAAAAGTTCACCGTCATCATTTCTTCTTAGTAGGTAAAGATAACGAGGACTATCACCTAGTGCATTATCTGGATTTTGTCCAAAGTAATAAGTTGTCATTATGATATCTCCACGTAACTTACTGTGACATCAATACTGTCCTCAGTGTCTGTTGATAATCTCAAACCAGCAGTTGCAGGCAATATTAATCTTTCACCATTTGTGATAACTTTTGCGCTACTGCCTGGTGGAACAGGAATCTGTCTTGCGTAATTTGCCTGTGTTGAATTTTCATCTACCACATACAAGTTTGCAATTACCATGTCATAGTCGGAAGTGTTTGATAGGTTACAACCAACAACAGTCGCTCTAACACCTTCACCAATTTGAAGAATATCTACTGGTGCTGTTCCTACTCCTGTTACTACTTCCTGTTTAAATACCGTTGGCATATCTTTATCCTAACATTAATGCAAATGAAGCCGCAATATCATTCGCTACAATTTCTGATACAGCACCTGAACTACCTGCTGGTGATGCCCATGCTGCTCCGTCCCATACTTCAATTGCTTTTGAAGTTGTATTATATCTTGTCATTCCAAGAACTGCATATGCACTTGGTCTCTGTGCATCTGTGCCTCTTGGAGGAACAAAACCATTTGTTGTTGCAATTTTGAAATAACCTGTTCCAGTTTGCAAAATCTGTGTGATTGCATTATTAGAAACGTTTTCAATTACGTTATCAGTTATTTTAAAATTACCTAGTCTAACACCACCAGACCCGTTACCATCGATATATAAGTCCTGTCCAGTTGTAGTTGTTATTTCGTTGTCACGGAACATTAGATCGCCTACGTCCATGGTGCTTAATGTTAAATTATCTGCAACTACATTGTTTACAAAAAGTTCTTTCCATCTAAATGTAGGACTTCCTAAATTGTAAGTGTTATCTGTTTCTGGAATTAAATCACTTTTTATAGCGGCATTAATTTGAATAGTATCTGTTAATGCATCACCTATTGTAATATTGCCGCCGATGGTAACATTTCCATCTGCATTAATATTACCACTCACATATAAGTTTCCGTCAATATTAGTAGAAGCAAAAACTTCTAGCGTTCCTGTTCCGTTAGGTCTTAGTTCTAGTGTTGCATTTGAATTAGTTGTAGAAATTGTGTTGCCTTCAATTTCTAAATCGTCTACCTGTAGCCTTGAGTGATAGATAACCGGATCTGCTCCCGATGGAACAAAACTAATTGTATCTAAATCACTTGAAATTGTGTTGCCGGTAATGTGTAAATTACCAACATCAATTTGATTGTCTACTGTTAGGGTAGTTGTTCTTGTATTTCCTGTTACGTGTAAGTCAGTAGTAGGTGCTGAATTGTTGATACCAATGCGAGCATTGTTTACATCAA